TCCGAAAGGACGCCCGTTTTTGCAGAATCGTTATAATAATAGTCTTTTTATGATCAAGAATACTATTTATTTTGAATTAATGTAATTTTAGGAGCATATTAATGTCTACTTTGTTAAGTGAAGCTATCGTAGATGCCAAAGCATTACGTGAAGCAGCTTTAAAAAATGCCGAGACGGCTGTGTTGGATAAGTATTCGGAAGAGGTTAGAAATACTCTGGAACAGTTGATTGAGCAGGACGAGTTAGGTGCTGATCCGGCCGCAGGTGCAGCGGATCCTTTGGCCGGCGGCTTAGACCCCATGGCAGACCCCATGGCAGACCCGATGGCTGATCCGATGCTTGGTGCCGAAGAGGGAGGCGAAGCAGAGGAGATCGTAGACGGTGTACCTCTTGCAGCTACAGACGGATTATCGGAAGAAGAGGGCGAAAACTTAGGCCACCTTCCCAAGAGTGGCGAGGACGTTGAGATTAATGTTGATCTGGATGCTCTCCACGAAGCAGTACAACAGCTTCAAGATGAGCAAGAGTTCAACCTTAATGAAGAAGAACTCGCAGCAATGTTAGCCGAAGACACCGGCGGTGACAGCGGCGCCGCCCTTCAAGGAAGTGCAGCCGTAGAAGCGAGCGCCGTAGAAGGAGAGGAAGAAGAGGAAGGAGAAAGGGAGACAGAACCCGAGGATCCTGGTACATTTGCAAGCTCGACTGCGCCCACAAACGAAGACGTAGACCTTCCCGATGATTTGATTGATGAGATTGCGGAGCGCCTTGTGGTTGACATGGGCCCCCGGCTTCAAGGCTGGGCTGGACGCACATCCGAAGATATTAATTGGCAGCTACAGAAAGCGATTGCGCATCGTCGTAGCACCGAAGTAGAAAAACATATGAAAGATTTGAAGAAGGCTTCTGAAGAGTTGGTTTTTGAAAATAAACAACTCAAGGAATCACTTGAACAATACAAGCAAGCAACTGAAGAGCTAAGAGAGAACTTACATGAAGTAAATCTTTCGAATGCTCGCTTGCTTTACACGAACCGTGTTTTGAGAAATACCTCCCTAAATGAGCGGCAAAAGTCAAAAATTGCCGACGCTATTTCAAAAGCTGGTTCAGTAACAGAGGCGAAAACGATATATCACACGCTTGAAAACGCAACGCCGGCGGCCACCAAGGCTACCCCACAATCGTTGAGTGAAGCAATTGGTCGTCGTAGAACTTCCGTTATTCGTGCTTCTCGTCAAGAGAGCACACCATCCGATCCATTAGCGGAGCGGATGAAAAAACTAGCAGGTATTAAGTAAAATTAATACAAATACATTAACATAGGAGGTATTTTAAAATGGCTGGTATTATTGAACGATTGACCGAAGGTGTTGTCAATCGTGATATGCGTGCTGAGGGGCATGCATTATTAGAGAAGTGGGAGCGCACCGGACTCTTAGAGGGTCTTGACGGTGAACGCAAACGCCAATCTATGGCCCGTTTGCTTGAAAATCAAGCAAAGGAGCTTCTTCGTGAGAACTCCTCCATGGCCGCTGGTGATGTCGAAGGCTTTGCTGCCGTCGCATTCCCCATCGTCCGTCGAGTTTTCGCGGGACTGATCGCTAACGATCTTGTTAGCGTTCAACCGATGAGTCTTCCCTCGGGTCTCATCTTCTTCCTGGATTTCGTGTTCTCACCTAATCTGGGTGGTTCTGGCGCTCAAGGAGATCGCTTTGGTAATATGGCCGATAGGTCTATTTACGGTGGCGCCGAAGTTGGTGCCGAGATCACCGGCGGCGTTAGCTTAGTCGGTGCTCTGAAGGAAGACCTTTCTGGTCCACGTACCGTTGGTGCGCGCGGCTATGCTTATTCCAGTCCGACTGGTTCAAGCACCGTTACAGGTAGTTCTGTTACTCAAACTCTCTTTAGTTTGACTGGTTCTAGCTTGGCTCAGAGAAAGTCTATTGTATGGGATCCGGATCTTATTTCCTTAAGTTCTTCCGGTACCGCACGGTGGGTTATCCGCATGGATGTACCTCAGTCGAGCTTAAGCGCAGACCTGGATTATAATAATCTTGGTACCGTTTCGGCATCTATCGAGAGTCTCAATGGCATCATGGAAGCGACTGTTACATCTGCTAACACGAAGCAGCTTCGTAGGTTGACTCAGATTACTGGTTCGACTAGCGGCAACGTTCAGTTGTACTGGCTGACTTCCGTCGACATTGTTGGTTCGTCTCTCATTGGTGGAACCGGCCTTGTCACCACGTACCCGTTACGGGATAACTTCAACGCTGCAAACACTATGGGCGCAGTTGTTGGTGCTACTGCGTGGGGCTTGGAAAACCAAGAACTCATCCCTGAGATCGACATCAAAGTCGATTCCATCGCTGTGACCGCACAGACCAAGAAGCTTAAGGCTAAGTGGACCCCTGAGTTAGGACAGGATCTTAACGCATACCACAACCTTGATGCTGAGGTTGAGCTTACCAGTATTCTCTCTGAGCAAGTTGCTCTTGAGATCGACCGTGAGATCCTTGCCGATCTCGTTAACGGCGCAACTGCTGGTACGTACTACTGGTCCCGGTCGCCCGGTCTGTTCTTAGACCGTACAACTGGAACTGAAGTTGGTGCCTCTAGTAAGGCTCCCGACTTCACCGGTACCGTCAGCGAATGGTACGAGACCCTTATTGAAACCGTCAATGATGTGTCTGCGCAGATTCACGTTAAGACTCTGCGGGGTGGTGCTAACTTCCTTGTCTGCGGACCTGAAGTGGCAAACATCCTGGAGTTCACTGCTGGATTCCGCGCATCTGTCACTCATGACGATGAGAAGGGTAGTGTTGGTGCTGTAAAGGTTGGATCAATTTCTAAGAAGTTCGATGTCATTGTTGACCCGTACTTCCTGCGAAACGTGATTCTGGTTGGTCGTCGCGGCTCCTCTTTCCTTGAAAGTGGATACGTGTACGCACCTTATGTGCCGCTGCAGACTACACCCACTATCTTTGGACCCGAAGACTTCGTGCCCCGCAAGGGCGTGATGACTCGGTACGCCAAGAAGATGGTGCGTCCCGATATGTACGGCTTAGTTGTCGTGCGTGGACTCGTAGGTGAGTCAGGCAATTAATCAATAGATTAGTGCCATATTAAACAAGACCCCCGTCCTTTGTGGCGGGGGTTTTTGTTTTTCAATAGAAAACTCAAAAAGTCGATTTGTTAATTTTTTTCGCCGGTAAATTTTTGAGATTTTTGGTTTTATATTTTAAAAAACTAATTAGATTAGCGGGAGTATAACTAATGCCAACGAATTTAAGCCCAACTTCTGAAACAAGCGCAATTGTTCTTACATCAACAGGAAGCGCGGTGGCGGTTTCCGGATCGTTACCGTTCGGAATTTACACAGGCTCTGCTGACTTTTTAAGCGGCGCCGCCCTACAAGTTGCCTATACTTATAAAAAACTTGGCGGCGATGTAATTGATATTGAATTAACGCCATCAAATGTATATGCGGCATACGAAGAAGCTGTTTTAGAATATTCCTATATTATTAATATTCATCAGTCCAAAAATGCTCTCTCTACTTTTCTTGGAGAAGCCACTGGCACATTTGATCACAAAGGCGAAAGGCTAACCGGGCCCGAAAACGTCAATTTAAGATACCCAAGATTTACAATTGGATACTCACGTCGAGTAGGCGACGGGGCGGCGGCTGCAGGCGGTTTTGGAGGCACGGTGCCCCAATATTCAGCATCCTTCAAGCCAATTGAAAATGTTCAAGACTATGATTTACAATCTATTGTCCAAAGTGCTTCCGTATCTGGTGAAGACGACTCAGGGACAGCTATTGACTTTAAAGATAAAGTAGATAACAAGCGTATAATAGTTACTAAGGTTTATTATAAATCTCCTAGGGCAATGTGGCGTTTTTACGGATATTATGGTGGCTTTGGAGTTGTTGGAAATTATTCTACTTATGGACAGTATGCCGATGATGCAACTTTTGAAATTATTCCAACTTGGCAAAATAAGCTTCAAGCTAAAATGTATGAAGACTCTATTGTAACAAGAACTTCAAACTATGCGTATGAAATTATAAATAATAAATTAAGACTTTATCCTACCCCTAGTAATTGGAGCGACGGCTATAATGATCGTGTGTGGGTTAGATTTCATGTTGATATTACTCCGTGGGCTGAAGATGGCGATACAAACACCGGTATTAAAGGCATCAACAATCTTAACTCGATGCCATTCGACAATCTTCCATATGAAAATATCAATGCTATAGGAAAACAGTGGATTCGGAAGTATGCCTTGGCCCTGTCTAAAGAAATGCTAGGACAAATTAGAGGCAAGTTCACAACGATGCCCATTCCAGGAGAAAGCGTTACTCTCAATCATTCAGAATTACTATCACAAGCCAAAGAAGAACAATCAACACTTAAAGACAAGCTGGTAGAAATTTTGAACACAATGACATACGACGAATTGGCAAAGACCGATCAAGAGCTTACAGATGCTGCTTCCAATATTCTTAAGATTACACCTCTCCCAATTTTTGTAGGATAATAAACGATGGCAGATAATAAATGGAAAAAACCGCCTGCCCCNCCACCTCCTCTTTTTCTGGGAAAGAAGGAGCGAGATCTTGTAAAACAAGTTAATGATGAATTAATTGAGAAAGTCATTGGCCAACAAATTCTTTATTATCCTATTGATTTAGAAACCACCAATTTTCACGAATTATATGGAGAAGCAATCGAAAAAACATATTTGCCTCCAATTCGAGTGTATGCTTTGGTCGAATTTACCGATTATGTAACTGAATATATGGATGGCTTTGGAATCGACAAATCGTGGGAAATCTCAGTTCATTTCCACAGGCGCCGCTTGACGGAGGACCAAGATCTGTATGTGCGTGAAGGCGATTTTGTATTATATGGTGAGTATTTTTATGAAATTGTAAAACTATCTGAACCAACAAAGCTTTTTGGTCAAGTCGATCATAGCTTTGAAATTGCTGCTGTCTGTAAGAGAGCCAGAAAGGGACTATTCGATGCTACCTGATAATTTTGATTTTGCGATGATTCCTACGGGAAGTAACGGTAAGGCTGACTTTACTCTTAAAGAAGTAGGGATGCTGGCATCTACTATAGAAAATATAGATTATTCTCTTGTTTCGTGGATTAAGGAAGATCTTGATCTAAGCGTGTACACAAATGAAGGATTTACGAAGGTGCCGGTTTTGTGGCAAACACCAGAGCGCACTTTTCAAATTAAAAATGAAAAATCATTACGAGATGACGCCGGCGCGCTCAAACTTCCTTTAATAAGCATCGAGAGAACTGGAATTACGAAAGACCCCGGGCGCAAAGGAGGATTCCAGGCACATTATTATTCTAAAGAGAAAAATCAGCGCGTCGGACGTTTTGTGCTCGCTAGAAGAGTTGTACAAGACAAAACAAGAAATTTTGCTGTTGCTTCTGGCACACGAGAAACAGCCGGCGGGGATAAACAGCGTTATTATCCGCGAATAAACAAAAAAGTCGTCATTCAAACATTGTCTGTCCCCATCCCAGTCTATATTAATGCCGAATATAAGATTTCAATTAGATCTGAATATCAGCAGCAGATGAACAGTCTAATGACTCCTTTTATGGGACGAACCGGCCAAATCAATTCTTTTGTCTTGAAAAGAAACGGACACCTTTATGAAGCCTTTATCGAACAAGGTTTTGCGCATAATAATAATGTAGCAGCTTTGGGAGAAGAGATGCGCATGTTCACTACTGACATTAATATTCGGGTTTTGGGATATCTCATGGGGGAAGAAAGCAACGATGATCGGCCCATTGTTACAATAGAAGAAAATGCGGTTGAGATTACTTTTCCCAGCGAGGGCCCCGTCCCAGAAGGCAATACTAACATCTTTGGGGGCACTTCCTGAAGTAAAGCCTTATTTTTCTTTACAGTTCAGGAGCTTTTTGGGATTAAAAATACTATTTAATTAATGATTGTAGTAGCATGTTTTTGCTATTGTTTTAAAAGGAATCACAAAGTATGTCAGTAAAAAGCTTTAAATTTGTATCTCCCGGCGTTTTCATAAATGAAATTGATAATTCGTTTATCCCCAAATCAGCAGACGCTATCGGGCCAGTTGTTATCGGTAGGGCTCGTCGCGGTCTAGCGATGCAGCCAGTAAAGGTACAATCATATTCGGAATTCGTTGAGATGTTTGGAAATACCGAACCCGGTATTGGTGGTGTGGGTGATGTGTATCGAAATGGTGGCAGCACTTCTCCAATGTACGGCACTTATGCCGCTAAAGCTTTTTTGCGCTCAAATGTGGCGCCCCTGACATACATTCGGCTTTTAGGACAACAGTCCAGCGGTAATGACGGTTCCACAGCCGCTCAAGCCGGCTGGAAAACATCAAACAACGCTGCTTCTGCCCTTGCCTCGAATGGAGGCGCTTATGGTCTTTGGGTTTGGCCCTCTTCATCTACCAACGTTCTTGGTGGTGATGTAACAAAACCCGGTGTTCTTGCTGCTGTCTGGTATGCAGACAGTGCCACACAATTTGTTTTAAGTGGTACCGTTGCCGGCTTCAATCATCCTACTGGTGGTCTTGGCTGGGTAATCGCAAATGATACCAATAATGCTGGCTCTTTCACGGTTGAAGTTGCAAAGGACGGCTCTACCAACGAAAAGATTAGATTTAACTTTGATGATTCTTCTGATCTTTTCATTCGCAAGCGGTTTCAGACTAACCCACAGCTTGCTTCGACAGCCGGCACCTTTTTCCCGGCAGGCGCATATCAGACTTATTGGCTTGGAGAATCATTCGAACAGGAATTGAGAGACGGCCCTCAAACCGCTGGACGCTTCACGGACACCACCGGAAACGACTTAACGTCTCAGACCCAAGCCCTGCAGGGTGTCATGCTCCCCATCGCACTTAATAGTGCGGTAGGTACAGGTCCCCACAACATGTTGGGCCTTAGCGCTCAGGAAGCTAAGGCCGGCTGGTTTATTGGCCAGCACCTTGGTACTCCAACCGATTATGTCCCCCAAAACATGCAAAAACTGTTTAGACTTAAAGGTCGTGGACATGGTGAGTGGCTACAAAGAAACTGTAAGGTTTCAATTGAGAATATTAGAAAGTCTACCACTACTGCTAGTGAATATGGCTCATTTAGTGTTGTTCTCCGCGTGCTTTCTGATACCGATAGCGCAGTTGAGGTAATGGAGCGTTTTGATAACTGTACATTAAATCCAGCCTCTCCCAATTTTATCTCGCGAGTAATTGGAGACAAGTATACGCAATGGGATACTACTGCTCGTCGTCTGAAGACTTATGGCGAATACCCGAATCAGTCAAAATTTGTATATGTTGAAATGAACTCCGATGTTGAAGGCGGCGCCACAGACCCCGAGCTTCTGCCTTTCGGTTATTTCGGGCCCCCCCGCTTCAAGAGTGGAACAAGTGTAACAGGTTCAGGCGATTTGGCCACCCAAGACTTAATGGTTTTTAATCCTGCTTCCGTAATTTATGGTACGCCTGTTACTGCTTCTAATTCCACCGGAAATGGCTACTATCTGTTCGGTAAGCTGCAGTCCGCCGCCTGGGATGGTACCCCCGATCCAGCGGCGGGTGGCACCCTAGGAATGACTGGTTCTATAGCCTTCCCTGTCGCACGACTTCGCCTTTCTGCCTCTGATGGTGGTTTGTCTGACCCCACGGATGGTTATTTTGGATTCCAAAACACAAGAGCAAACGGTAGCTCCAGAAACGATGTTAGTGTCGCAGGGGTACATCGCTCCTGGTACACTGGCCAGGATGATGATCCAAGTTCGACTTCTGATGCCGGCGTAGAAGGCTATGCTTATGTTTTCTCGCTGGACAACGTTACTCTTGACTCGCCTAAGAGTACATATTTTTATCTCTCTGGCTCTCGTGTTGCTGGCACTAGTGTAACTAGCGCCTCCTACGGCGACTTGCTCGATAAGGGTTATGATCGCTTCACTGCTCCGTTCTTCGGCGGCTTTGACGGGTTTGATATTAGGAAGCCAGATCCTCTCCGCAATGGAGAAATGGGTTCTACTTCTACAGAATTCAATAGCTATCCTTATTATACTTATAAGAGAGCAATTGATACCGTAGCAGATCCTGAATCATTAGATATGAATGTGCTTACTGTTCCCGGCTTAACGACGGACGCATTAACACAGCATATGATTAATGTTTGTGAAGAGCGCGCAGATGCCATGGCACTTATTGACTTGGCTAACGTGTACATTCCTCCTCACGAGGCGCAAAAATCTAGCAAGGTTAATAGAATCGGTACTACGCCGAAACAGGCCGCGAATGCTCTTCGCGCCNGGAGAATTGATTCTAGCTATGGCGCCACATTCTATCCTTGGGTTCAAACCCGAGATGAAGCGTCTGGCGTTAATGTTTGGATACCGCCCTCTGTCGCAATGCTTGGTGTTCTTGGTACTTCTGAGGCACGTTCGGATCTTTGGTTTGCCCCCGCAGGCTTCAACCGCGGCGGCTTGAGCGATGGCGCAGCAGGAATTCCGATTACTGCTGTCACAGAGAAGTTAACCTCCAAGGAGCGCGACACTCTCTATGACGCACGGATTAATCCGATTGCCTCTTTCCCATCTAGTGGAATTGTGGTTTTCGGGCAGAAGACCCTCCAAGAGCGTCAATCTGCACTCGATAGAATTAATGTAAGAAGATTGGTAATTTACTTGAAGAAGCAGATTTCCATTCTCTCCACACAGATTCTTTTCGAGCAAAATGTCCAAGATACTTGGGCTCGCTTTAGAGGACTTATTGAGCCATTCTTAGCGAATGTCAAGGTTAGCTTCGGAATCACTGAGTTTAGATTGATTCTTGATGAATCCACTACTACTCCGGATTTGGTTGACCAAAATATCTTGTATGCCAAGATTATGATTAAGCCCGCGCGCTCAATCGAATATATCGCAATTGACTTTGTGATTGCTTCCACGGGAGCATCGTTTGATGATTAAAAGATGTAAGAGTTTTTTCTCTAACTTACTATTTAATTTTGAAACACTTTATACTTTAAGGAGTAAATGAATTATGCCATTCTGGGCCTCAGACTTTTCATCGACCGACACCGCGATCACCGAACCGAAAAGAAAATTTAGATTTTTAGTTAGATTCACCGGCATCACCGGCGGTAGTACCGGCGACAGTACCGCACTTTGGTACGCCAAGACTGCCGCTAAGCCGTCCTTTACAATTGCTGCCACTGAACATAAGTATTTGAATCATACTTTTTATTATCCAGGAGCAGTTACATGGAACGAAGTCGCAATTACTTTAGTCGATCCGCTGGAGCCTGATGTGGCCGGTAAGCTCTCCCAGATTGTTAAGGCAGCAGGCTATGTGCCCCCCGGTACCGCGGATGATCGAAGCACCATGACCAAGGGTAAAGCTGCCCAGGCATTAGGCCAAGTCTCAATCACTCAGATTGATCATACAGGCACGAAGGAACTTGAAACATGGACGCTTTTTAATGCTTGGATCTCAGATGTAAAATATGGTGATTTGGCTTATGGCGATGATGAATTAGTAGAGCTATCAGTCACCCTGAAGTATGATTGGGCGAAGATCGAAGACTCCACGGGAACTACGGCATTCGAAGGCCCACTCCAGACTGGGACAGGCGCAGAATCCTAGTCGACCCCCTAGTAATTTTATATAATAAGAGGTGAATATTGTCACGCAATAAAGATCGCCTGGGAACGGGAACCACAAAACCTGAAAACAACAGTCCCCCTCCCCAAGCGTTACAACAAGATAATCCGGGATTTTCATTTGTAGTCCCGACAGAATTCGTAGATCTGCCTTCGAACGGCTTATATTATACTGAAGGCCATCCATTACATGGCCAAGACTGTATAGAGATTAAACAGATGACCGCCAAAGAAGAAGATATTTTGACGTCAAGAACGTTGCTTAAAAAAGGTGTTGCTTTAGACCGCGTACTCCAAAGCTTAATAATTGACAAGAGTATTAACACAGACACTTTACTAATAGGCGATAGAAATGCGATAATCATTGCTGCCCGCCGGTCAGCTTATGGAAATATATACGAAACAAGTGTTACCTGCCCCGGCTGTGCTGCAGTACAGGCTCATTCTTTTGATTTAAACGAAGCAGAAGTTTATTTAGGCGATGACTATGAAGGGTTTGATGTTGTTGATAATAGTGATGGTACATTTAATGCAACCCTTCCAAAGACACAAGTAGAAGTTACATTTAGGCTTTTAACTGGAACAGACGAGAAAAAAATGTTAAACAATGCAAACAAAAAGAAAGTCGATATTTACGAAAACATAATAACAACTCAATTAAACAATATTGTAGTCGCGGTTAATGGAGACAACAGCCCACAAGCCATTAAGTATTTAGTTGAAAATATTCCGTCCATGGACTCTCGTCATCTTAGAGTAATAAACAAACTAGTAACCCCAAATATTGATCTTACACAGAATTTTGGATGCGACGAGTGTGATTATGAAGTAGACATGGAGGTTCCGCTTTCCGCGGACTTTTTTTGGCCTCAGTCCTGAATATATAGAGAACGTGTATGAGCAGTTCTTCTTTTTAAAATATTCTGGCGGATGGTCGTTCTCTGAAGCCTATAATCTGCCCATTGGTTTGCGCGAGTGGTTTGTTAAACGCTTGTCGACACAATTAAAGGATGAAGCTGAGGCGATTGAGCAGGCCCAGAAGGGCACCGGTAAGTCACAGACGCTTACCCCCTATAATAATCCGATGCCGGCATCAATAGTTAAATGACAGGGTAAAGCCCTGTCTTTTTTTTTGTAAACTAATTATCTGTACACCCATTAATGTGAGGCAAACTTATGGCCAACGGCGACTCCGACGATCCTAGC